GCCTCCCCGTTCCATGTTGATACAAGTGCCTGTGTTACTTCCGTTGACGATAGTGCATCCGGATCATCCGAGGTCGAGCCGTCCCACACGGTATCGATTGCGTCCTCTATGTCCGCTTCCGTCATAGCGTCCTCGTCGGTATCCGGTTCCACGAACGGAAATACCTTTTTGAATGCCGCATCTACCAAGTCCTGGTCCAGCATGGACACAAAAACAAGGTCGTTCTGCAACAGTTGCATTGTGGCAATGCTGACATTCGGTGCATACGCTAGGTCAGTCACTTCAATTACTTGAATTGACGAGGAAAACACAGGCGAGTCACAAGTATAATTCTTCATTTCTACTCCTTTCCTCTAAGTGACTTTGCCTCGTCTTACGTTGTGGATTCTTCCTCCAGGTCGGGGAACTCTTTTTTGAAGGCTGCGTCTATCCGGCTTACATCGAATGCGCCTGCTATCACCAAATCATTCTGCATCAGCTGCTCCGGCGCTTTGTTGATATTGTCTGCGTGTCCCGGATCAGTTGCTTCTACGACTTCTATCGTGGGGGAAAATACAGGGTTGTCACTGCTATATTCTTTCATTTCTACTCCTTTCCTCTGAACGATCAGAAAATGTCGTCAAGCACATAGGTCTGCTCCACATCGTCGTCCTTACCTTTTCGGGTGAATGTCTTAATGCAGACAATATCGCCCTCTTCATCGTAGAGAGCGATTTCGCTGATTTCCTCTCCCGCAAGCTCCGACTCAGACAAAGTACATTCGTATCTGCAGGTGGTTTCATCCTTGAAAGAATACCCGTCGATTTCCTTGCGATAAATCTCGCTTGTCAATTCCGACTGATCCTCTGTGGGGGCGATAACCTTTCCTTCGGAGTCTACGCCGCCGTTGCCAAAAGCCATGCCGACAATCTTCGGAAGAGTGATTGCACCGGCTCTTGCCTGCACCATCTTTCGCCTTGACGCTACCGTGATAATCACGTTTTTGTTTGTTTCGCTCATTATTCGATTCCCTCCTTTCTGTAAATTGAGTTAAAGGACCTGGAACCATCCAGCATCACACTTCCGTCCAGGAACCAGTAATCCGGCGTTTTGGTAATTACCTCTGCCGCATCTATATTTTCCTGCTCCTCGACTTCCGCATGGACTTTCATAGCCATTCTGAGGGTACCGCCCACATGGGAATCAAGATCGTGTTTCCCATCCAGTAACCAGCTTCCGTCGAAGTAATGCCTCTGCCAAAAGTCAACCGCAAATCGGTTTATCACCTTCGGCTTGAAGATTTCCTGTCCTTTGATTTCCAACACGATAGGCGCTGAAATGTACCGTATCGTCTCTGAATTATTCAAAAAGCTCGAATGCAGTATCAATCCAGCTTTCGTGTTGCCTCTTTGATAGCCAAGCAGCCTACTACCATCCAACAGCCACCGGCCGTCAAAGTAGGTTGCTTGCCAAAAATCAATGCCGAAGTGATTTACCACTCCGGCACCCATCGAATTATTGCTATTCAGTTTCGCTTTGAGAATCACCGACCTCAATCTGGCGGTGTTCTCCGTGGTGAAGTAGCCCAGCTTGTACTTGAATCCAAGCCTCAGACCATACCGGATACTTCCATCCAGGATAACCGAACCGTCCAGTAGCCATGAGCCGTCAAACGTCTTTCCCTGCCAGAAGGAAATCCCCATGAAGAAAATAATCTTTCTGAGGTCCATCTTCTCCAAGTCTCTGTTATCCAGCACGAACTCTGAGCGGTCATTCAGCGTAAATGTGGTGTGCGACTGTTTCAGCGCCCTTAATTTTTTAAGGACTGCTTTCGCATCCAGCGTTCCCTCGCCTATGGCAATCACCTTAAACCGGTTTGGATGGTCCGGAACATAGCCATACTCTCCCGGATCATGGACATCCAGCACATGAAACTCAAAGTCGGACATATTGTTTAGGTATGTCTCGATTCTGTACGGCGTCATAGGCGCCCGGTAGTCTCTCTTCTCGTATATCAGTTTCCGGCGCTCCTCGTAAGATAGGTTGTCTCTGATCGGCAGCCCCCATTTCAACTCATGGTACATAAGTCCCCATGTCGCAGTTTCCGGAAACATCTGTTTCGGTAAATCTTCCAGCAGATCACGAACCGAGTCGTACTCTTCGCCCATTACCTGGAAGAGCCACTTTCCTACATACGATGTATCGTAGAACCCATCCGAAACGGTGCTGAGCATTCGCTTTGCACTTTCGCTTGTGGGGAAATTCTCTAAGTCAAATTTTTCCTTTTCCATCGCACCGCCCCCTTAACTAAAATCAAGGGTACCCGTTTCCGGGTACTGCTCGCTTTGCAGGATGATATTTGCGATCTCCCCGTCCATAAGGAACGTGTCAAAGTCCGTAACCCCTGTTATCTCGGAGATTATCGGGCGTACATCGTTGTATCTCAGTATGCTGTCCTTCTTTGCCTTGGTATATACCGCTTTTACTGCAGAAGTGAAATCTTCCTCTATCTGCTCAATGCTGGTAGAGCTGTCAAAAACAAGCCCTGTGATTGTGTAATTTACCTTTACGGTCGTCGCCGGTTCGCATATCAGCTTTGCACACGCTGTCGGAAGAAGTCTCGCTGTCCGGTCGTCCGGAGAAACGATGTAATTGTAAACGTCCTGGACCAGCTTCTCATTTGCCGGCTGTCCATTTCCGTCTACCAACACCAACTTCACGACTCCCGGATCTTTGTCTGCGGCTACCACGATGCAGTCACCGGCTCCCGCTTCTTTCGCCCATCGTTCATAGTCCGAATCATTTCCAAGGTATGTCAAGCTGTTGTCATACTCAGCAGCTATCCGGTCGTAGTAATCGTCGTTGCTTTCCCTCTCGGTACCGCCCGTTATTTCTTCTGGATTTATTACCTCTGTGATAGCTTTGTCCGGCTTTGCCATAATTACTACCGTATTCGCCGCAACATTGGAGCCTGTGCCCGCCTCGACCGCAGAAACCGGTATGAAAACCGTTCCATCCTCTCCTATCTCCGCATCTTCCTCTGACGCAAACTCGATAGATGGTCCGGTATCGGTTGCAGGTGTGCAGAACACGGTACCTGCTGTTATCTTGGTTCCAGCCGTTCCGGTCACACGTACTTTTCCGTATGCGTATTCCGGTTCTTTCCTTGCCAAGCCTACTTGCTGTCCGTGGAGGTCGAGCCATTCATCCCATGCGTACTGCGGAAATGCGATCATCAACGCCCTAACCAGGTGGTAATTGATAAATTCCTCTTTCTCCAAAGCTGAGGGTTTCGTGAAATCATAGGGAAAACCGCCCGGCATATCGTCGATGTCATCCGGAAGATTATTCATCATCCGCTCGTGTATCTCGTCTGCCGAATTATTCTGCAGGAAATCCGGCATTTCAAATTCCATCTGCATCTTGTCTCACCTCCTTATATTGAAATCGTGACCTCTTCGTCCCAATTTATGCCTTTCACCTTAAAGCTGCAGTTCATGCTGTCACCGTTCCATGAAAAAACAAAATCCCGGACATACTCAGTCCTGGGATTTACCATAAGGGCATCCGTGATCGTCCGCTGCGTCATTGACTCAACGGTCTTTTCGTCATCGTCTGCCATCGCTCTTTCCATTTCGGTACCTATTGAATCCGGATAGGCGGAGCATTTATACCGCTCTGTCTGTGCGACCTTGAAGCACCATATCGCATAGGCTTCTTTTCCGTCGCACTCGACCATGCGGTGTGCGCCGTCTCTGACAAAATCGCCCTCTTCCGGGTCCCATTTCACGCTGCGCTTGTATTGGGTGTCATACTCGGTGGACTCCGAGATAAATTCCGGCACATCCACTACTGGAAATAGCGCCTCTGACATCTGCCTCGCCTCCCTTCTATGAACTTACAATAACATCAATAACAACAGCTTCACTCTCCACCCACGCAACCAGCACCCGGTCTCCAGCCGAAACGACCGGAGGCTCTACTGTGTGCGTATGGCTGCCAGTATGGAATGTCTCTGTCTGTGCCTCATGCCCCGGATGCTCGCCCTCTGATATTTCAAAGCTGAGTCCTCCAACATGACGGCAAATCGTATAGTCGCCCTTCGGGATCGGAACCGGGAATGTGTTTGTCACCAGACTTCCGTTCGACTGTATCTCTCCGAAGTCCAGCACCAGGGGCGACGCATTTTCCTGTTTCATTCTCTGGCTTAATATATTCGCCAGTTTATTTGTACCTGCGTTCGCATCAAAATCTCCCATCCGGCACCTCCTTAATCAAAAGTCCCGTCGTCAACCCATCCGTACACGTTACTACTGCTGTCTGTGTGGATCAGATGCCATGGATGCGCTTTCCCGGAACCGTTCTTTATTGTGATTTTGGCTTTTCCTGCTTTCGCATTGTAGCCCTTGGAACCCGAATAGCTGCTTACATAGTGGGTACCGCCGTGGAAATTTACCACATCGCCCACGTTGTAATCTTTCTTCGAGCTTTCCGTGTTGTTGCTGACTGTCTTTGGCTCTGCCAACTCCAGCTCCATTGTCATGCTGTAAGAGTCTACATTATGCTGGATGCTCTCGACATAGTAATAATTGGAGCCGTAGCTGCTTATGATGTAAACCAGGTCTCCTTTCCGGATAAACGGAACATCCGGACTCTGCACTGTCATGGTCTTTTCTACCTTGCCGTCCTCGTCCAGAATCTCTTGCGCTGCTGATTTGGCGTCGCTGAGTTTTTCATCCGATCCCCTGGTGTAAATCCTCTGCCGGATTCCGTATTTCGTCAGTCCGTTCAGAACAGCGTCAACACTGTGTTTTCCGTCATCGTCCGCCTGCCCTATTACCTTTACCCTTGTGATAAGGTCCGCCGTGCTGATAGTTTTGCTGAACATCTGCGTATTATCCTTCCGGAACACATACACCGTAGAATTGCTTCCCTTCGGTATGATAGAGGTCTTTCCCTTTGCCGCCCGGATGATACATTTCTCCTCGCCCTTCTTGGCTGCATCGTCAAGCAATTCCAGGATAATATCTGACAGATAGTTGTTGTTATACACCGTCTTACCATGTGAAGCGTTCGGTCCCTCATACTTGCCCTGTGGGATTTCCCAATCATCGAGGATTCCCTGGATGGCTGATTTCGTGCCTGTGCCAGAGGAATAGTACCGGTTGTCCTGGCTCTTCTGCAGTTTGTAAAGCTCGTCGTAATTGGTGCATTTCAAATCGCTGCCGCTGTTCTTCTCGTTCGGGTTCCATGTCTCAACATACCCTCTCGCCACTTCCTCGTCTATTGAACCGCCGTCCGTAGCAAAAATACCCACCAAGCACCCTGGTTTGATGATGCTTGACAGGTACCCTTTTGAAGTTTTGTCGTTTCTTGCAGAGAACGAGGAGCGCACCGAGATTTCGTTTTTGTTCTCTTCCCATCCCAGGCTGTGAATGTACTCCTTGATGTTGTACTGCTGTCCGTTTTCGTCCATCACCACAACCCGGTACTGGATTTTTGACAGATCAATCATGCGTCACACCTCCTCTACACCAGCTGTAATGTTGTTCCTGGATATATCCAGTGTCCATGATCCGAACTTGACTTACCGTGTTTCTTTGCAGCCGCTTCAATAACCGAACTGTTTGCGCTATACAAGGACGGCCACTTAGATGCTCCTCCACACTTCCTTGACGCAATCCCCGACAGTGTATCTCCACTTACGACCGTGTAGGTCCCGCTCGATGAATTGCTCGAATTGCTGCTTGTGCGGGATTTTGTTTTTTTCACGAACGCTGCTATTTTCAGCTCATTTGTGCTGTAAATCTGCAGAGGCTTTTTCCGTGTCAGAGTGATTGAATACTCCACGTTTCCAAACGCTCCCACCGGGCTTGCCTCAAATGAAGATACCGTGACATCCACGTTGATCCATGTGTCCGTCACGATTAGATTCAGCACCGTTTCGTTTGT